TATATTCTAAACGAAGTTTGGCCTAATGTCTCTGGTTTGGCAAGGTTAAATTGTTGTAAACATAAATAACCGAAAGCGTCAAAAGCATGGTCAACTCCTAGATTCTTGTTTGGCATACCTGTATTTGGAGCGTAAGTCAGAGTTCGGAGGGATTTTATAAGTTCTTTGCAACGTGGGTGTATTAAAGTTCGTCTTTCTCCTGCTGCATCATATAGTGCGGTGTTGATTGCGGTTACTTTGTCGCGGATTTTCCAGGGTGATCGTGGAGAGGATACTGTGAATCCGCTTCTACGCAGGATAGTGTGGTCTGTTGAACCTACTCCTGCTGTTTTTCGGGCTGCACCTGTAGGGTCAGGGCAAGCAATAATTCTTCTTTCTACTCCGTAACGATTTGTAACTTCTTCGGCAAAATCCCAGGTTGTTGCACCACCCGTCAAAATTATCTCGTCAAAGACGTAGAGGATGTCTCGGTAGCGTACTGCACATATGCCGCAAAGTGGATCTACGTTAAAATCGACTCCTAATAAGAGTGGGGCGATGGATATGTCCTCCGCTTCGGTAGAAATGTTGGAATCTGAAAATGAGACTGCAACAAGACCAGTGAGATTCTCGAAACTTGCCTCGAACTCCTGCTTAAATGTTCTGGTATCTAGTTGGGCCTTGGCTGCTTGGACTTCTTCTTCTGGAACATTACCCCCGTCTATTGTTGTGAAGCTCCAGCGTTTCCAGTCACCTGTTTCATCTTCTGGAACGTAACACCATAAATCGTAGAACCAAGATGCTGTGCCGTCTGGTGTGGATATGAATAGTGCCCAACCTTGTTTATCTGCGAGGGCTGGTCGGATAACTTGGAACCAGACATCGGAATCCATGAAGGCTGCTTCGTCAAGTACTACTCCAGCAAGGCTTCGACCACGCAGCGTTGTTGCGTTTTCAGTTCCTTTGAGTTCGATTAGCGATCCATTTATTAGTTCTATTTTGAGATCGGTTTCGTTTTTGGATTGTATCCACTCTCGTGGGATTAGTTTCTTTATTTCTTTCCATGCGATGTCTTTTGCCATGCGATATGTTGGGGCACAGTAGAAATAGGTTTCGCCTGGGCGATCTATTGCTGCTTTTAAGAGTTCGATACAGGATAAATACGATTTTCCAAATCTTCTGCCAGCCACGAGGACTCTAAATCGGTTTTTTGCGTTGAACACCTCCCCCTGTGCCCATCTAAGTGATAAATTTTCGGCTGTTTTTGTACTCATGTAGTAAAGAATAGCTTAAATATGAACAAATTTCCGTGTTTTAGTCGACTAAAGAGTGTTTTTAGGGTTATTATTCAAGTATTAGTATTTATTTAGTCCGTGGCTCAAGCATACTATCGACCAGATGTAGACAGTCCAAATGCACCTATGGGTGGTAAGGTCTGCGGAAAGAGAAATCCAGATGCAGTTATCGAGGCAAGAAGGCAGAGATTGTATAATCGCCAGCTTGAAGGCTTAACAACTAGACAGTTGGTTCACGATCATGCGGGTAAAGAGAACATTGGAGTAGAAACAGCGTGGAGAGATTGGAGACAGGTAAAAGAATGGAACGATGAGGACTGGGAGAAGGATAGAGAGAAGATGATCTCACGACTCCAGGGGATGAGAATGAGACTTTTTAACAAGGCTATGAAGAGAGGACAGCTTCAAACTGCTGCTCAGATATTGGATTCGTTAGGAAAAGTTCTTGGAGAGAGCGAAGAGACAATTAATTTAAACACTCCACAATTATCTATAAGCGTAGAAAATAAGAAAAAGTAGTCTTAATTCGTAGATTTATCAGTAGGTTCAGGGTACATAGAAATATAAAAAATTTTTTTGCAACTTGTACCCCATCTGCTGCATGCGGTGGCTTGTGCATGCGGTGGCTTGTGTGCGTGGTAGCAATAAAAAAGCCCGCGTAATTTTGCGGGCGTGTTATATAGTGCAGCTGCTTATTTTGTTTGGGTCGGTGGCTGCTGCGGTAAATGTTCGGGTGCATAGTAGCTCGCACCAATAAAAGTAATTACGAAAAATACCATAGCGAAAAACTGCTTATTTAAATTAATCGTTATCGCTTTGGCTCTGGGGCGGTTTCGTTTCATAGTGGTTAAGGTGTTATGGGGTGGGTATGACGTGACTGAATAAAAACAGTTAAATTCTGTTGACGTTTTGCTTGTCGATTGGGTGTTGCCATACTTTAAGACTTGAGTAATTAGGATAACTTTTTTGTTCCTGATCTAGTTTGCTTAGTGCTAACTTCATTGTTTCATCTAGTGTTAGATGTGGGTACCAGTTAGCTAAATGTTTAAACGATTGAATAAAAAATTTCTTTTCGTTTTCGTGTGGTCTTGACAGTGACATAATTTTAATTTTTAAAATAAGTTTGATAAAGTTGGCTTGCAGTTGTGTGGTTGCCTTGATTAGTTAATCTAATAATTGCTTTTTGAATTTTAGATTTAAACTTTTGTTTTTTGGTTTTTTCCATTTTGGGTTAAGAATAATTGTTTTTGGGATTAGTTTGCCTTTTAATGTAATAATCATTTGGTTAGTTCCTGATGTAGTTTTTGTTAATCGTCACTTGGGAACATAATCATAGTATTGTTATAATCTGCTTTTGTATAAAGTTCTAAATTCATACTTTCTTCCTTAATTCCATAACCTACACACTTAATCATAATTTTACGGCCTGTGCTTAATGTGTACCATCCGTAAAGAATACCACCGTCTTCAGCATCAATAACTTGTTTGCATAATTGTTGATTATCTCGGCCACCGTTAAAAATACCTTTAAAAAAATGTTGTTCAAGATAGTTAAAAACTTCTGCAACTATTTCGGGTTTTCTGTCCATATAAAAACTTAGCGGTGCAGATAGTAAGACTTTACCAAAATTTTCTTCAGGTAAATTTACTTGATTTGGTTGTGTTGTTGTAGTCATTAGTTTAGTTCCTTTTTAAATTAGGGTTGTTTAAAAATAGGCATAGTGCCTACCTTATTATATCGTACTTTTACCCATAATCTACTACTATATGGGGGGTTCTGGACACTGTTTTTTACATGAGAATAGTAAGAATTGACTATTAAAAACCTAGTTATAGTAAGGGTTTTACTGTCTTAAGTTAATAATCATTCATTTTTTAATGTGTAACAGTACAAACACACATACGAGTAATTAAAAATATAGGATTCTTAACTGTTTTATTTAAGACTCATTACCTGATAAAACAATAAAAAACCCCGCTTTTGGCGGGGTGTATAGTATAAAATAATTAGGTTTTATATAGCTAAACAAAGTTCTTTTGATTTATCAATTATATTTGCATTTTTTCCGTAATAGTTCTGCTCCATTCTTATTCTTGCTTTTTCTGATTCATCACTAATATTACTAGCTCCCATTTGATGAGAATAATAATAATTAATCCCATTGTGTAAGCTGTAAGCTGTTCTCCCATTTAATTCAAATTCTCGCTCCAGATTCTCTTTTATTTGTTTAACCTCAACAAGATCTAAATATGTTTTATCTCTTTGAGTTTTTAAAACTCTATCGGTGCATACTTTTTTATTTTTCCATTTTTCATAGAATAAATTTTCTAATACTTGCTTAACTTGTTCTTCTTTAATTTCTTTTCGTACCATTAATTTGTAATCATCTATTGATTTTGTAAACTCTCCCTTTTTAAAATCAATTATTCTATTTATGTTTTTAACATTATCATTAATAGATTTTGTATGTTTAAAAACTAAAGGATTAGATTGTTTTAATTTGTTCATTTGATTGAAACAAAACATTCTAAAATGAATAAATGAAATATGACAGCTTACGCTTGAATCGTGACTAGATACAATAGCAAGTCTTAATTTATGCGGATCATCTTTTTGTACTTCTTGTATTGAGTTATCAATAGCAAGATTAAAAACAAATCTTTTATTATCAACATTCATAATAGATTCTATTGTTGTTTGTCCTCTTATTTCTTCAATAACTTTTTTAATAGAATCTAATTGTAGTGTGGTGTATTGCATTTTAGGAATATTTAAAAGTTGGTCTTTTTTATCGTGGCATATTGCCTGATAATCTTTTATTTCTATAAATTCTCCTTTTGCATTTTTAAAAAATAGATCTCTTTTTACTGCTTTAAAATCAAGTTCATTTTCTCTCCATATAATGTCTAAATCTTTTTTAAAAGAATCATCAATAAAATTGGATCCTTTAAAAATAGTTTCATTACTAGAATTTTGATAACCTGATTTTTCAGCGTTTAATTGGTTTTCTAAATTTTTAGAAAATTGTTGATTAGAAATACTTAATGTATTTTCTAGTTGATTTTTGAAAATTTCAATTTGATTTTCCATTGTTTTTTAATATGGGTGTTTAAAAAAGACACATAGTGTCTAGTATATTTTAAATTAATATTCATTTAATGGCAATAGTGTATTACTTAAGTAATTATTAAATTGGATCTAATGATCCATTAAAAATATTCATAGTATCTTGCACGAGTTAACCCTGTGGAAAACTCGCACTGTCCTGTGGAAAACTTTTTTTCAAAAAATTTCGGGAAAAATTTTTCATACTATCTTGCACGGATTTTCCTATAATAGAGTCACCAGCAGAATTTTCAGCAAGTCAGGAAGCCTATGAAAGGCGATTTTGACTTTTTTAAGATTAACGTAGTAACCGCTATGAATGGCGATTTTTCAAAAATTCTGAGAATTATCAGTGATAATTAATAAATGAGAATTTACTATTTACAAGATACTACAATAATACTATAATAGAATTGTTCAATAAAACACCTAGATTTATGGGCTTAGATATGTACCTTAAAGGTACAAAAACATTCGGGATTTATCCCAGAGGACAATACAAACCTCCCTTCGAGAGAACTTTTGAATTTCAAAGTTTACTCAATAATCACGATATGGAGAACGCTCCAATAGATTACGACACTTCTTGGTCGTGCTATACAGTGCGATTCCCTTTAATGTACTGGCGAAAGTCGAACCAGATTCATCAATGGTTCGTTGATAACGTACAGGGTGGTGTGGATAACTGTGCGGAGTACTCAGTTTCTTTAGATCAACTAAAACTACTTAGTAAAACTATCGAACCAGCTTTAGTTTCAACCGCAGCAGCCAGTGAGCTACTTCCCACTGCTGAAGGTTTCTTTTTTGGTTCTCAAGAATATGACCAGTATTATTTTGAGGATTTAAAAACTACTAAAACTCAAATTGACAAAATCATAGCGTACCAGACAGCAACCGAAAACGCTTATAAGTGTAGGTGCCTTAATCTAAAAAATTATAACGGTACAATGTCCACTGAGGAATTTGATAAAAAGTTTCCGACATTAACTAAAGATTTGCCTTTTGATGATTTTTACTATCAGTCGAGTTGGTAATTATGCGTAGAGGATACGACCCAAACCAGTTTACTAAGCAGCAAAAAATTAAATGGTTGCTTAGTGAACTTTTATATCTTTTAGTGGGAATTGATTTTAATGCTCACTAAACACCAGATAAATACCGCACTGGACAACATGGATAGATTCGGGGGAAGTTTTATATCTTCCCTCGCTTTTTGCTATTCTCAGGCCGATCCAGATAATCAAACCATACTATATAACGCGTTTGAATCCACTTTTATTAAATACGCTAATTTCAAAAATGAAGATTAAACCGTACTATATTCTACTCAAGTGGAATATGAAGCACCCTGCAAATAAGTATCGTACCAGTCAGTACGATATATGGAAGGAGTATTATGACGATTACGTTTTTGACAGTATCCTGTACGAAGTAATCGAATTTTTTGATTCTCTATCGGAAGCTAGAGAACATAAAAGGAGGTTATTGAATGGATAAAAAGGAAGCGGAGGATTTTATACAACAGTGCCTAGTAGACAATGAGAAGAAAAAACCTAAAGATAGATTATCGCGTAAAAATATCGTGGATATTCTGACTATAGATTTTTCGATTCCAGTGGCTACTGCGTACCGATATTACCAAGATGCTTCAAACTTATATAGATGGGAGCAATCAAAACCCGACCCATCTAAACAAATAAAAGACGCTAAAGATGAAATACTCTCAAGCGTACTGGATGAGGCAAATAGCTGTTTGCAATCTGCCGATACTTCAGGTTATTTCAAGGGTATTGAGCTTTATTCAAAATTACTTACTAGGTTTAAAAAACAATGAACGAACCAAAAATCACACAAGAACAAATTGTTAAAAAATTTGTTTATCTTGATTTACCAGAAGAAGGTTACAACAATCAAGATTTTTATGAAATCTCAGACGAGACACTACGCTATGTACTCGCTACCTGTGAATTACCTTATTTATATAATGGTAAAAAATTAAAGGAAGGCCAAGAAAAAAATAAATTCTATAACTGCATAGAATTTTATACGTTTACTGAGAATACTACAGTAGAAAAATTTAAGGTTAACGATCCATATTTATTACAGGAACTTATGGATATGGATTACGATTCTCTCATGTATTATGTTGCGGACAACGAGTTCGAGTGGTTAGGTGCTGACTTCGAGCATATTACAGAATACCTAAATTTTGTATCTTATATGCAGGACGAGTGGGATTTCGTGGCGGGTGGTATTCATAATAATGATGAATATATGGATATTATTAAACAACCTTTTAATAAGAAAAAAGATAATAAGTATATATTAGCTTTAAAAATTCTTATGGAATACGTACCAGGGGATGAGTATACTAACAATTCTATTTACAAGAAACTTAAAGATTTAGGAATTAATGTAGAACTAATTACTAGAGCGGGTGTATTTGGTGAGTATTTTACAGAACTAAAAATTAGACGAGGTGAGGACAATGCCTAATTCAGATAAAATTCAAAAAATGATAATCAATAGATCACTCTATTGTAATTGGAGATTTGAAGGTTGTGGTGATGACTGGGACAATTTTATAGATTCCTATGGATTCAGTCCACAATTTCTTATTGATGGTAAAACTGTTGACGGTATATCTTTAGAAGATATTTTTTGGGGTTGTGGTTATATGTACAATAACCAAATCGAAAATCTTGAAGAACTTGATACACCAGAGAACAGAAAAGAGTTTGGAGACGACTTCTTTGATTATGAGTATGTTGAAATCGTACCAACAGAACTAATGAAGTTTGACTTAGTTTGGGAGGAGGATAAAGATGCCGCAAATTAATTTAACTATTGAAGAGCACCAGTCATTAACTAATCTTGTTTCTAGTGCTTATTCAGATAACTATAGAAATAATTTAATAGACAAAGATACATTTGATTCAATGTCTAATAAAGTTTATGACGCGGTAAACAATCTAACACTGGAGGATTTCTAATGGATTCATTTTTACATAACCATCAATCCGCACTGGACAGCCAGCGTGAAGATGATGCGATCCAATATCTACAGGACACTGGGGTTTACCCTGATCCTGATGATAAACAATTTCCTATGGAGACTGACTATGATTAATTTAACTGAAGATCAACTGACACGTTTTATTAATGCACTTGATAAAGCAACAAACAATATATCAATCCAAAAAGATGATGAAGTTTATGATGACCTCATACAACTCCAAACAATACTAATGGATAAAAATAATTACGAACCAACAGATAACGAAGTTATGTCGAACTTCGGTACGAAATGGCATGACGGATTATGAAAAATTTATTTGATTCTCAGATTTGTGTTGACTGTGATCTACCCTGCCATATTGGTTCGGGTAGATTTGTTAACAGATACCCAGTTTACAATGATGATGTAGAAGGGTGGAGGTGCGGAGATTGTGCCGCAGAAGTAGACGCATTATTGGAGGAACTTCAAAATGATTAAAAAAGTTCTAGTAACTCTCTTAGTTACAGTGGACACTGAAGATGACATGATTTCACCTGATGGCGATCCACTTACTCAAAATGTAGTGCTAAATCATATAGACAATGGTGTTTATATGTATCCCGTTCAGGAAATATGTACTTCTCATGTATCTGACTATGTAAAACACTCAAAAAGTGTAGAAAAAAGAATCGAGGACTTATACCATGACTAACGACCCATTTACAAAAGAAGAAAAACAATTAATTAAAGATGTATTTATCTATATGCTAGATAGCATAAATGATGACTGCTTTAATGATGAAGATAGAAAAAACTTTGATAGTGTTTATAGTAAGTTATCCTAGACTACTGCTAACTCCTTAAGGTTTTTGTAGTAACGATCCACTCTTTCTAAAAATAAACTTTTTGCTCCTGCTAGTTCAAGAGAACTCAGGAGCTTTATTTGTGGCTTACCACTTCTGCGAGCTACTACAACTGCCCCGTATTTCGGCTTGATTCCTGTGAGATGTTCGAGTCCGATACTGTACGCTCCAAGTTGATGGCAAAATTGTTCGATCATGTCATCTGACCTGACTTCTTTTGCTGTTTTCCAGTCCACTATGAAAGGCCCATCTCCATCAATATCTAGCAGGGCATCTGCTGTGCCAGCAAAACCGTATCCTGGCTTGTACACGGAGAACTCAACACTATGAATGGCCGTTACGCGATCCAGTATGAATGATCGTAAACCTCTTGCGTAGCCTGACGCACTCCAGCTAACACGCGGTGCGGATTCAACTGCTTTTTGGAGGCCCCATTGAGTGACTTTTTTCGGACAGCGTTCCAGTCCGTCCGATCCAGTCCGCCATAGGCCTCTTTTGTTTGAGTTTTGTCGGGCAAATTTTGCTGCAACTTTGAGAATAAACTCTGCATGACTGTGTGCGAGCTTACCTCTTTCGCAAGCAATATCACGCTCCACAGTAGAATCGGACCTTTTAAGCCAATTTTCAAGGGCATCTTTAGTATGTTGGGGTGCAGTTTCTTTTAAAATATGTGTAACTGAGTGATATACGTTGTTCTTTTCGTCACGGTAGACTCTGTACGGTCCACTATTATCTTGAATTAAAGTCCACTTTCGTAGAGAAGCTAGTGCGTTTTGTTTGTCTAGCGTACCCATAAGTGGTTGGTAAATACACGTTCCCATGATTAGTATATAGCAAAATAAAAGGGAGTCAATAGCGACTCCCTATGAATGGGGATTATTCTTCTTCTTTAAAGGGATTACCACCTTTAAGAAGTCTGGCGAGATCAAACTCTTTTTCTGATTCCCATGCTTCATCTACGGTTTTAGCCATAGCTTTTTTCAATGGGGCAGCTTGCACAGTGTATTTTGTATCTGTGCCTTGTCCTTCACGAGATAGATAGAAGTCACATTCAGTCATATCTTCGTAATCTTCTAACTGACTGATTACGTCAAATTGCTGAGTGATTGTTTTTTGAGTCCAAGAAAATACTTGTACACGTTCCAAGTCATAATTATATATCGGAACTGCATGAGCTATCTTGCAAGGCTCGTTCATCTTGCCATCTCTGGAAAGTGATCTAACGTAGTCATCACCAAGTTTTTCTGTAATATCCTCTGCGGTAGGATCTTCAGCAAAACGGAATGGCTTGCGTCTTTCTGGATCGTTAACTTCGTTACCCCATAGTTCGTAGAACATGAAAGGCTCTTCAGCTAACAATTTGAAACGAACTTTTTGTCCGCTTTTGATACTTGATGGATTCAAGTAATCGTCTTTTGTGCTACTTGAAGATGCGGCATCTTCTCTAGCAACGGTTGAAATGAAAGGCATAATGCGTGTTGGCTATAAAAACCTGAGTTGCATTACTATTGTAGTACATAGACAAATCGTTGTCAATGATATATAATAAGAAAACCCTAAAGGGTGGAGTTCCTTCAGGGTTTCAACATATAGTCTACAGTAGGTATTGTAACACATGAGTAACAAAAATTTCATACCCGAAATACCATTGACATGGTTGACTTGTCCAATATATGCCGAGGGTGTATTACTACCAAAAAGAAATGAATCGAGTCCAGATAGATATTCTGACGGTAAAGTTCCCTTTGGTAGAGCGTGGAAAGAAGAACTTACAGTAAATGATTCTGCTCTGATGATTGAGAGAGAACCAGATAAGTTCAAAGCTATTGGTGTATTTACAGGTCAAAAATCAGATGGTCTTGTGATATTTGACGTAGATAGAAACTTAGGTGTTATTGAAAAGAAATGGGGTAAGGATCTCAAAAAAGCACCAAAAGTTACATCACTTAGAAAAAATGCTGCTAAGTTTCTTTTCAAAGTCCCGCAGGATCTTGTAACTGAAGTTGCTTCTATCTCACAAACTGCTGCTGGACAGGAAGGTTGGGAAGTTTTATGGGGAGGACAGGGTGTAATAGCTGGGGAGTATTACAAAAAAGGTGTAGGTAAAGGCGAATATAAATTAGAAGGTGATCTGTTTGACGTTCCAGTTGCTCCTGAGTGGTTGCTGTCTCGTATGAAAGATCAGTATAAGAAAAATAATCAGGATGTTGATATTAAGTATGTAGATAATAGATGGAGTAAACGTACCAAGGAAGAAAGAATTGCGATTGTTAGTGGTTGCTTGAGTGTTATCGGACACAAAGGACCTAACCAAGAACATTATTGGTGGGAAATAGGTGCGATGATAAACAACGAACTACCAGGGATTGAAGGTTTAGAACTCTGGAGAGAATGGTCTAAGAAAGATCCTGACTATGAACATTGTTGGGAGGATGGTGAAGATCCTTGTGCTGCTAGATGGTATGCGACTTGGAGAAATGATGGTGCTAGATACAACATGGCTCATCTTATTGATTTAGCAGATAGGGTTGATCCAGATAGAAAGAGATTTAAACAGGTTGGTTTAGACAAACTTATAGATGAAGTTATGGCTATACCGCTTAGATACAAAGAAGAAGTGTTAGATGGTGAGGATCTTATTCAGCGATACATGGATATTGATAATGATCCTAAAAATGAAAACCCTGCACTACACAACCAAGCGGTCCATAAATTGGCTATTGAGGCCAAGCGTGGTAATGCTGCTGAGATTGAGAGATTAGTTGATACTCACGAAATGTTCAATAGAACTAAGGGTCAGAAACCTTTAGCTATTGATGAGCTAGACGATACACCTTTTGAATATCTGATCCCAGGATTGCTACCTAAACCTTGGACTTTGTTGGTTCATGCAGATGGTGGTACAGGAAAAACCGCTATGTGCCAGACAATAGCCAAACATATTGGACACGGTAAAGCATTTAATGTTTACGGTGCTTTAGTCAACGTGCCATCTGGTAAGGTTCTTTGGTTAAACGGAGATCAGAACGAAAGAATATTGCGTAGGCAGATGAAACTTATTGGATGTGATAAAAATGTTCGGGTAGTTACTGAGTGGGATATGCAGTGGTATAGCAGATTTAAAAAGATGCAAAACAAATATGCGTATGATCTAGTAATCATTGATAGTTTAGATGGTTGTAATGACAGCAACCCATATGAAGAGAATAGAAGAGAGTATGCGTTACCTATAAAGAAACTTGTTAGGCGAAATGGACAAGACTTTCCTGCTTGTTCAATCGTTATCATTCATCACAACACCAAGGAAGGAAAGTTTAGAGGAACTACTGCAATTAAAAATGCGGTGGATGAAACTTGGAATATGAAAAAGCTATCAATGAATGATGCTGCTGAGATGGGTCTTACAGCAAACAGCAGATTAGTTACCGTTGAGAAGTCCAGAGAGGATCGTGAGGGGCTTCGGATGATATTTACCTTGCTACCTGACTACACATACTCTATAAGCCCTGCACCAGATCGTACAGAAGAGGTTGTAATAGACACTCCAAACAAACATACTCTGGATATATTGCGTCTGATGAGAACAGAAACTAAGCCTTGGTGTGTAAAAGATTTAGTTGAGCACGATACTGTAGGTGGATCTCATAGGAAACGTGCCATAGTGTATAGCCTTAATAAACTTGAAGATCAGAAATTGATTGAAGAAGTTGACGTACCAAAAACTAAAAGTAGAGGTGGTAGACCTTCTAAATTTTATAAAGCTGTTGGAAAAGAATTGCCAAGGTCTTTCAGTTCCTTCACGCGTGATATACCCCGAAATGATGTGTATAAACCTAATAATGTAGATACTGCAACGGATTTGAATAACAATGAAATTTGTAAAAACCCTGATTTTGTAAAAACCTCGGAAGATAACGGAGGTTTATACAAAGATGAGGTTAATACAAAACCGATTGTTGTTGAAAACTCTTCCACTGGAACGGATAAGGGTTTATACACCGATGGCTCTGGGTATATAGAAGAAAACCAAAAGTTCTGGGAGCAATAGTAATTGGAACAACCCATAATTTATGTCACTATCTATGAGGAAAAAAATCCTACAGAAGATAGTCCACTAGCTACTGTGCGTTACACAGAATATTCAAACAAGGAAAGAAGCAAAGTAATAAAAGTTAACCAAGTTGAATACTACGATCCAGAATATTTCCATAGTCAGGTTTTACAGGCTGTTAGCTATGGACTTGATGTATCTATTTGCACTCGGCTTAGTGTAAGTACTTTACAGAAAAAGTTAAGTTACTGGACAAACTAATCTATTGTGCTACAATAATGGAGCATATTTATAGGTTCTTCCATGACCTCAACTATTACAAAACAAGAATATTCTGTATATTACGGAATATCAGAACTAAAAAGATTGCAGACTGCTCATAGTCTTGCGTTTGACACAGAAACATTACAGCTACAGCCAGAAGAAGGTAAGCTCCGATTAATTCAGTTGGGGTCTTTTTCTTCTCGAACCATAGTAGTTATTGACTGCTTTGAGTTAGAGCGTAGCGATTGGAACTACATAGAAGAATTTTTTAGTAGTACCAATAGATATTGGCTGGCACACAATGCAGTATTTGATCTTGGTTGGTTACAGGAACATGGCATACATCCAGAAGGATTTGTGCGTTGCAGTATGTTAGCCAGCAGATTACTTACCAACGGTATTCCGCAGACTAAACATGGTCTTGATGCACTAGCTAAAAGACAACTAGATATGGATATATCTAAAGAACAGCAGAAGTCTGATTGGGGTGCTGAAACTTTATCCAAAGAACAGCTAATCTACGCTGCAAAAGATATTGAAGTACTACTTGAGTTAGATCAAGTGCTGGATAGAAAGCTAAGAAATGCACAGTTACATAGAGCTTATACATTGGAGTGTAGGGCACTTCCAGCTATGGCACAGATGTGGAGAGTTGGGCTACCTTGGAATAGAGAAGAATTAGAACAGTGTCGTATTGATTATGAAGATGACATTAAAGAACTTGGTAATGAATTTATTAGAGAGCTTGATAATGACTTACCATCTGGAAAAAAGTTACCTAGAAATGAGGATGGCTCATTCAACCTTCGTGCGAAAGACCAAGGCTCAGTCAGACTAGGCACTAAAAAGTATGCAGGATTTAACATTAAAAGTTCTAAGCAATTACTGGAAAAACTTGAATTAGTCTTAGGTTATACACCAGTGAACAATGAGGGTAAACCTAGTGTTGCAAAGGATGCTCTGAAGAATTGTGCTGCCGATTCTCCTACGATCCAAACACTTATGACTTGGAAACGTAGAGAAAAACGTAGGCAAATGATTGAAAGCATACAAGATAAAATGTCAAATGATGGATTTGTCAGGGCATCTTATATGCAACTTGGGGCAGATACAGGAAGAATGTCCAGTATCAAGCCTAACAATCAGCAAATACCAAGAGACTCAGAGTTTAGACAATGTGTGCAAGCTCCCCAGGGTTGGAAAATAGTTGATGCTGACTTTTCACAGATGGAGTTACGTCTTGCAGCCGCACTTGCCAAAGATAAAAACATGACTGCTGCATTTCAACGTGGAGAGGATTTGCATGACTATACGGCTGAACAGATGGGGTGTGATAGACAAATTGCAAAATCTGCTAATTTTGGTTTGCTGTATGGTGCTGGTGCTGAGGGTTTACGAAAGTACGCAGGAAGCAGCGGTGTCATTATGTCTAATGATGAAGCTGTAAAGATTCGTGACAACTGGCTCACTACATATAGTGGTATTCGAGATTGGCAGAGGGAGATGAACTATCTTTCACGATCCACTGAAGGAGATGAATGGCCTGAGACTAGAGTTCCAGTATCTAATATGCGTAGATTCTTGAAGGGCGATCTTAACAGAACTACTGTAAGATGCAATACACCTATCCAGGGTGCTGGTGCCGCAATATTAAAGTGTGCATTGGGTAACTTATGGGTCAAAGTCAAAGAAACAGGCGAAGATAAAGTAAGGATTGCAGCAGCCGTTCACGATGAGTTGATTCTTCTTGTTAAAGAAGATTTAGCAGATGAGTGGGCTGAGATTCTTAAAACTACAATGGAAAAAGCGGAGGCAAAATGGCTAGGCGATGTTCCTGCATTAGCTGAAGTATCTATTGGCGACAAGTGGAGCGAAGTTCATTGACAACACAAGATCGTATAAACGCAGCGTTGAAACGTATTCAAGAACTTGAAGTTCTAATCAAACATTGGTCAAAACATAAATGAATAGACTCCCACTTCATAAGTTGGGAGATTTCATAGAAAAAAGAGGTTTATCAGTCTTAGGGCATTGTTATAAATGCAATAAGATCAGTTACCGCACCCAACAAGAGGCCAAGAAAGAAGCGTCAGACATGAGAAAAAGGGGTAAAAACCATTCTTATGTCTATGCTTGCCCGAAAGGAAACGGATGGCATCTGACATCCATGAAACCAAGGAGTATCAAAACTCCAAAAACTAGGAAACCTTCTAAAAGTGTTTCTACTAAAAACAAAAGACGAGGAACAATTAGATGATTGGTATTTGCAAAAATGAACACGGATGGTATATCTCCAAGCATAATAAACAGCTTGGAGTAAAATACTACAAGACCCTAACGGAGGTAATGCCTGTTGCTTATGCAGAAGAATATTCGAGCAGATCTAATGAAGGATCTATACAAAGAGATTCCAAAAGCAACCACCAGAGATCTGGGTAGTATCATTGATTATCTCAAAAAAGCTAGAGAAATCCGTGAGGGAAAGAAGCAAAAACGCAGGGAAGCTAGAAAAAAGTATGTGGAAAAGCAACTTGAGAAAGCCGATTTGCCGATTTGGTGGTAGAGTAGTACAAGAACAACATTGTAAATGGCTCTCAAACACGGAAACAAAAGCTATTATCAGGTACTAATCGACCCAAACAGAGCAGAACTTATAGAAAAGGTAGCTGACAAAGAGGGTATGCGTGGTACTGCATGGGTTAGAAAGGTAGCGTATGAGGCTTTACAACGTGAATTTACTAGCTCAGAATATAAAATTGCTGAAGCCAAAGATGAGTTGATGTGGAGAGAATCTGTACAAAGACGAATTGACGGAAGAAAGCAGAAAGACTAAACACTGTGCCAATGACGGAAGAACAGTATCATCAAGCACTAGCCAATCTGTCTGACAGATACCTGTTTGAAAATATGACAAACAGAGAATATACAGAACAGAGAAACGCTATTGAAACTGCTTATTTAAAAACAATTTACAACAAATAAAAATGAAAAGAATAACATGGGTCGAGTGCCCAGGCTGTAAGATGTACAGCGATCAGAAGGTTGTCCGATCTGATAGAAACTCAAAATTTATAATCATTCGTAGAAGAGAGTGTTACGAATGTGGGCATAGATGGGAAACGATCCAGTATCCTGAGATTATAGTTTCCAAACAACAGGCAGCTTATGCTCGTTGCGAGTGATTCTTTTGGTGCTGTCTTATCTGTCTTATAAGTTTTGCTTTTTCTATAAACAAACGAAACCTATATAACAATCTATTTTTTATCGGAGGTGTTTGAAGCACAGCTAATTTTGCTTCAAGCTCTAACATACGCATCATTGCGTTAGACAGCACAACTTCAGTTCTTGCATGATTTTTCATCATGTCTATGCAGAGAGCCTTTAACTTATCAATATCATTACAGCCCATTATTTCTCGGCATCTTACCTCAACCGCTAACTGTGTTTCTACAGGTAAGGGAGTTGAGATAAATCTTATGAACCCGTCACTCTTCATGTCATTGAAGATTTGTGGTGGACCCTGGGAACATCCTGGACTCTATAAAAGCGACTGCTTGATCGTCTATTGAGTTATCTGTTTGCTTGGCTATTGCCTTCAACAAATCCAGTATTAATCTCTTCATTGCTTTTGATTTTATAAATACAAGAAGAATAGGTTTTAAAACTTTTACCATTTGTATGTAGTGTCTACTTCTACTTTACCGCTATTTGCCAAACTTGGCCTCAATCCTTATATTTATAGTATATC